ACATTGTGCGCAGCTTTGTATGGAAGGGATTAAAGCATTAGAATACCTTTGAGCTGCAAGGGCTGGTAAAAGTTGGAATGGAAAACATAAATACCTTGTTGAAGCTATTTGAATAATCAGATGATAACTAGGGAACCCTCCCGCTCCGCGGGTCCCTCCCTAGCTTCCATCTGATTGATTACTAGCTATTTGATTGTCAACTGGAGTAGATAAAGAAACCCTAGGACTATCGCAAGTAAGCCAATCGTCGTAAATTTCTTGATACTGAATTCGCACGAGACATTCACCATAAACACCAACGTCATAACCTGCAAGCCTCAAATCGGAAGTCTTAATAGTAAACAGTGCTTGACCATTCTGGCTAGCCATAAAGTAAACCTCTCTAATTAAATATTTACCTGATGTGTACTCAGCTTGAGAGTCGATATGAAGTCCAACTTTGTAAAAAGGATGATGTCGTTCTTGCTTTGGTTTTGAATGAGAAAAATTAGAATTAGAATTTGAAATGTTAGCTTCGGAATTAGGAGGCAAGGATAATGGGGAAACTTCTTTAACCTGGGGAGAAGCAACAGAATTACCAAACAATACACGCTTTATCGTGTAACCACTTAATAGAATGCCAAATAAAATAAGACCTATTGATAGCTTTTTATAAGGAAATAAATTTGCTTTTATATCTTTAGAAGTTGCCTCATTAACTGGTGAGCTACTTTGTGTGTGACTCTGATAGAAATGAAAATATTGTTTTAAATATTCGCGTTCTTCTTCGTGAACAAAACCCTCATTACGCTGAGGTACACCATGATAAGTTTTTTTAATATAGTGAGTATCATCACCAAAGACAGATTTTTTAATACAACGCCAACAGACCTCAACCATCTGCTTTACGTCACGATGTAATTTTGAATGACTTTGAGTTAATAAAATAATGTCATGGCCATAATGACCATGCATAGATAAATATTCTAAAACTTGAATCTTTGCAGTATTTCCCATGCAAAGATGGGCCTCGTCTACAACAAACAAAGGCCCCTGATTTTTTTCATTTTTCCAATCATATTTCGTAAAATCTTCTGGAATAGAAAAAGGTCTTTGCATACCATATGATGTGAAGTTAGCTTGAACAACAATTATATTATCCGCTGTTTCTTGATTGTAAAACTTAGAAACAGCTTCTTTATTTATAGGAATATTAGTTACAACGAGCCTGCCTTTATTTTCAGGCGATAAGTATTGAGCGGAAGGTATTATATGAAAAAGAACAGCTTCATAACTCTTACCAGCCCTAGGTCTACCTACAATAGCATTTATCATGAACCCAACCTCACAAAAGGAATAAGCTGCAATGTCATTCTAATTATTATGGAAGTAACAATCATAGACATTGCGTCATTAATACCACAGACACTCATAAAATATTGAGTCTCAGATGGAATCATAGAAACATATTGCAATGGATTGAGACCTTCAAATAAAGAACGTAGACCGTCAAGAATATATATAACAGCACCAAATAGATTATCGAGAACCCAAAAGAAGAAATCTTTTAAGAAATCGACAGCACTGGTAAATATTTGATAAAGATAATCAACAAATTGATTCCATTTATTAGCGAGACAGTCCAACATATTAACCCCCGAAAATTAATTTACGAACAGTGAAAGCGGATGTGATCATTGTAATTGCATAAAGGAAGCCAAAAACTCTGAGGTCAAATTTAAGTTCAGAACAGCCAAAATTCATATTTGAACCCAAATCAAAACAAAACAACATAGGCGGAGGAGCACCTTGAATGGACATATTTCTAAACTGCTCAACAAATTGAAATGGAGAACTATCCCGAAGCGCTGCTGAATTCTTATTCCAGACATCTTGGAAACCGTTGGGATATTCTGGCTCGTAAAATGATCCTATACCGTCACTTGAAGTTGAATCGGTTTCAACGTCAGTACCATTAATGCCCTCACCTAAGCCCTCAATAGCGCCCTTAACACCTTCATCCGTCCCGCCATTAGTACCGCCGCCCGTAGAGCCTCCAGAAGTCTGTAAAGTGCGGTTTACTTCTTGTATAGCTTCAACCATTGTTACAGCGTCGGTCTTGCGAGCATCTTCACGTTTTCGCTGCTGTTCTTCGACGTAAGCAGTAATATCCTTTTGTTGTTCAACGAGCTTATTATGACGCTGAGCATCGAGCTTGGCTTGGTCTTTTGTCTGCTTGGTGATTGCATCGGTAATGTTGCCACCGACACAGCTCATCTTGTCGTCAACGGTAGTACACTCAACACCTGTGAACGGGTCAATAACTGGATCCTCATCCACCTTGGCGTTTTCAACATCAGGAGCTGGGTTATCGGTATCAGGTGAGGATTCGTCAGTACCGCCTTGGCATTCGAGAAATAAAGAGCCATTTGATAAAGTGTGTTCAACACAATTTTTTTCATCACCGTTCGGTGTAAATTTCTGCCCATCAACAGGACTTTGACCGCACTGCGAACCGAGTGAAACGCCGCTAGCAAATTGCTGGCCTTGATAGCCAATACCACCAACATCAATACTGTAATTGCACAATCCGTCACAATAAGTACCCGCAACGCCATTGGGTATAACATCTTTTAAATTCTTAATGTCACGAGTTGCAGTGCCCTTAGAAGGGCATTGAATAGGTACGCATTGTTCAGAACCGCCAGAACTCGAAGATACAGCATTACGATAAAAACCAAGTGGGCACGGTTTAAATTGTGGCTTACAAACCATGTGAGTAGGATTAGTTTCTGATTCAGGAACGGGACCTATTTTATAAGTTGGACTAGATTCAGGTGGACAAATTTTGCTGCCTGCGTTGCCAAGATACCAAAATCGACTAACGTATTTATAATCAACCCAACCCCACCCTATTATATTACCATTGGAATCACGTTGATTTGGTATTTGATATCGGCATATGAATTGTGTATTCCAATTAACAAATGGATTGGGAATGAGTGAGTTTTGACATTCATGATTTCTAGTGTTCGGTAAATTTTTAAAATGATTATCTATAACCCATTTAACAGCCTCATCCCAAGAATCAATTGGAGTCTTAACAAATGCGCTTTTTTCTATCGCGTATTGTGGTAATGATTTTGTATCAGGTTCAACCCAATCTTTTACAGGTTGCTCGTCAAATGCTGCGCTTATCGCGCTACTAAAAATAAAAAAGGCCGCAAATAATAATATGAGCGACCCTTGTTTAATTATTTTCATATTAATGTCCAAATAGATTTTGACTAACTACATAGCCGCTAATAGGCCCAATCAATGCGATAATTGCAAAGATAAGGGCGAGAATTAATCCCGCCACCTATCACCACCTTTAAGCTTTATTTACAGCACGTTTAGCAATAGAGATACCTTTCATCGCTAATGCAATACCGATAATTAAAACGCCAGTTGCACCTACGAAAGTTGCAACACCAGCCATATCAACCGCATCAAAAATTGATTCCATTTTTAATTCCCCTAAGATTTATTAATAGTTTGTTTTGCTATTTTTACCTTGTAGCTCAAGGCGCCAAGTAATACAACCCAACCAAATGTAATGCCAAAAACGGCAGTAACATCGGCTGGATTAATTTCCACTGACTGAACCATCAAGTTATATTCAGTCGGTGAAACCAGTATATGACCAGTGCAGTCGTTAACAGATTGCGTTGACTGAACTAGAAAGCCTTCCGCATTAAAGAACGTACACTGAGCCATATTTAATTTGTTTCCATTAATTCGCGTTCTGCATTAACAACATCACACAACGCGCATTCAATAATTCATTACCGATTATATTAACTGGTTGCTCTTGGTCACCATCAAAGGCATTGCCGCAGCAAGAACACATCCAGAAATCTATTTTTTCGTCCTTGGAGTCAGATTTAATATCTGGCTGTTTTGGATAGAACTTTAAATTAGGCACTGTCATACCCTCTCTTGGTTTACCGAAAAAAGCTGAAATCATAAATCACCTCAAAAAATTCTTTACACGTCCAGTTGTAAAATGGCGAGCTAGAGAAGGAAAGTAATCGCGATTCTCACAACAAAATTCAGCTAACTGTTTAAATTCAACTTCGACAGTATCAGGAACCCAAAGAGTTACCTTTTTTAAACCTTTTGCCTTTTGCCTAGTTTCGTATTCTTTATTCCTGCTCATAGCGTCACCAGTGACATAGCCTTATTTTGAATTCTTGAACTCGCGGTCAAGTAACAAATCAATTTCGTTTAGTGGAGACAGAACCATTCCATATTTTTTAATTTCTGGATTGTTATAAGCATTAGCCTGAAAACTAGAAGGATGCATAAAGTACTCGCCAGCGGGGTAAGCTGGCTGACCTTCCTCGAGGGGAATTTGAACCTCTATAGGGTAGCGACCGCCAGTGTGCATATAGCCAACTTGCCAATATAAATTGCGTCCGGGCTTGCCGTCTTTTGCTGGTAATTGACGAGATTGCAACTTGCAATTTGTGGCATCTAATTCGATTTTTAGCATGATTTTTCCTTAGCTTACTGCGCGTAAGCCTTCTCTAAGTTGCTTGTATAGTGGTTTTGGCTCTTGCAGTTTTGCGGGTGTTGCTTGGTAAAGTCGACATTAATCATGCGGATTAATGGGACGACATTTGAAGCCGCTTGAGCTTGCAAATTCTGTAAATAGGCGCGAGGGATTACCTCAGTAATTAGAGATAAGTTGCGGTAAAAAGTCATCTTTGGAGTAGTCTGTTTGACT